AAGCTAAAGGAAGACGATCCCTTTGGCTATCTCATGCAGGGGTTCTTGTATGCTGAAGCAACCGACATGCCGTTTGGCGGGTGGATTGTCGTTAACAAATCCAACGGTCAGGTAGCTATCGTTGAGGTTCCTGACTGGTCACAAGATGACAAAGAAGCATACCTGAAGGATGCGGCAGAGCGTATCAAGTTTCTTAACAACCCCGACGTAAAGCCATTCAAGCCGTACAAGGCTGTGCCTGAAACGTACAAGAAGGATGGCGAGGTTGTAGAGACTGGAAACAAACTACTACCGAAGGAATGCAACTTGTGTGGTTACAGACATCACTGCTGGCCTAATGCAGTCTTGCACGACCGTGTTACGTCACGGGCTAAGAATCCACCGCAAGTTTGGTACGCCACTTTAAAGAAGAAGGAAGTATGATGCCGTACCTGTTTGTAAAAAACTACGAGGTAGATTTGATGAGCATGAATAAAAGCTTACATCATATCTACATTGAGTCGGTTTCCAAGTCAGGGGGAGAACGTCGGGTAGCCCAGATGCGTTTGCATGAAAACGGGCTACCCCTCACCCTTGTAAACAACTACAGCAAGGAAGGTTCGCTTCACGCAGATACGGAAGTTAGGGATATAAAGACTGTAGAAGAAGAATTACAGCGTATAAGTAGAAAATCTTTTAACGGGGCTTATGTATGTGTGCCGATGCACCCTTTAACAACAGAACTTACCAACATCGAAAGACTATCCCCAAAACTGGCAGGGTACTTGATAAAAAGATTTCAATCGATAGGGCTAGAGTTTTGAAAAAAGCAGGGTACAGATCACAATTTGAACTTAATTTAGCTAGAATACTTACAGATAATAAAGTTCCATTCGAATACGAAAAATCTAAATTCCAATATATTCCTGAACCTCGTAATTACACACCCGATTTTTATCTACCTGAAAGCGACATATACGTCGAGGCAAAGGGACACCTGACTAAAGACGACAGGGTTAAGATGTTGCTTGTAAAGAGGCAACACCCAGAGTTGGATATTCGTTTTGTGTTTCTTCGGGCGTCAAATAAGATTTACAAAGGCAGTAAGACGACGTATGCTGCATGGTGTGAACGATATGATTTTATATGGGCTGAAGGCTCAATCCCAACAGATTGGTATAAAAAATGACAGACGATGAAGAGATGCACAAGAATGCGGAAGTGATGTCCCTTTTGCCGGACAGATACTACATCATTCTCAGATCGACAGGTGACAATGAATTCACCTTGTCTGCCTATGACACAACCGACAATACCTACGAGGAAGACGAAGACTTTACGTCTGCAATGGTTGTACAAGAAGGTGTGTTGGACTTGATCCGCTTTCATACTGACGATGTATACGACAGAGGCGTGGCGTCTATTCAATTCAAGTTGGTTGGTCAAGAGATGCTAGAGGATGCAGAGATCGATGATCCCAAGCTAACCAAGCAAGTTGAAGGTAACGTAATTAAAGTAGACTTTGGGAAGATGCAATGAACTTAAATGAATATCAAAAACAAGCAATGCGTACAGCTATCTTTTTTGAAAGAGACGGTTATATCTATACAGCGTTAGGTTTGGCTGGTGAGGCTGGCGAAATAGCCAACAAGGTCAAGAAGTTTGTACGCGACGGATATACCCCTGAAGAATTGCCGTACAAGATAAACGATCTTCGTGCCGAACTAGGAGATGTCTTGTGGTACGTTGCGGCTATGGCACAGGTTCTTGAAACCGACCTGCAGACTATTGCAGAAGCTAACCTAAAGAAGTTGCAAAGCCGCAAGAAACGTGGTAAGTTATCTGGTGATGGAGATAACCGATGAAACACGAAGCTTACATGAAGCGTTTGGAACAACTAGAGAATGCTGGTAAAGAAGCATACGGGGGAGTAGACCTTGTCAATAATCCGCCACACTACAATCAAGCAGGTATCGAATGCGTTGACGCAATCGCGGCGGCGACAGACGATGGGTTTCAATACTACCTGCAAGGAAACATCATCAAATACCTCTGGCGATACCGATACAAAAACGGAATCCAAGACCTTGAAAAAGCCCAGTGGTATCTCAACAAACTGATCGAAACATTAGAAGAGGAATAAGACATGAGCAACATGTTACCAACACCATATCAACAATTCATTCACAAGTCACGTTACGCACGTTGGCTAGATAATGAACAACGCCGTGAGAATTGGGATGAGACAGTTGACCGATACGTCGGTTTCATGGAAAACCAAATTCAAGGTAAGTGCAACGTCAAGCTAGACAAGAAGGTAACCGACGAGTTACGTGAAGGTATCTTGAGTCTTGATGTCATGCCATCCATGAGAGCAATGATGACAGCAGGGTCTGCATTGGCTCGTGATAATATCTGTGGATATAACTGTAGCTACATTCCTGTTGATAGCCCCCGTGCGTTTGACGAATGTATGTATATTTTGATGTGTGGTACGGGTGTCGGTTTCAGCGTTGAACGGGAAAACGTGGACAAGCTTCCCGTTGTGTCAGACAACTTTGGTGATTCAGATATTGTAATTACAGTAGGCGATAGCAAACCGGGATGGGCAAAAGCTTTGCGCGAACTGATTGCGTTGCTCTATGCTGGACAAGTCCCGTCTTGGGATATGTCTCAGGTTCGCCCAGCAGGTGAACGCCTCAAGATTATGGGTGGACGTGCATCCGGCCCCCAGCCTCTTGCAGATCTCTTCAACTTTGTTGTTGAGACATTCAAGAAAGCTAAAGGGCGTCGGTTGTTTCCTATCGAATGCCACGACTTGATGTGTAAGATTGGCGAGATTGTGGTTGTCGGTGGCGTACGACGCTCTGCCCTGATTAGTTTATCTAACTTAAACGATGACCAGATGGCACACGCTAAGTCAGGTATGTGGTGGGAAGGTGAGCCGCAACGTGCGCTTGCAAACAATTCTGTAGCCTACAAGCAGAAGCCTGAGATGGGTACGTTTATGCGTGAGTGGCTTGCCCTGTACGACAGTAAGTCAGGTGAACGTGGTATGTTCAACCGTGAGGCGGCAGACAAGCAAGTCGGTCGCAACGGACGCCGTGAGCAAGGCCACATGTGGGGTACAAATCCCTGCTCTGAGATTATCTTGCGTGGCTACCAGTTCTGTAACTTGTCAGAGGTGGTGGTTCGTGAAACCGACTCGCTATATGATTTGAAGCGCAAGGTTCGCCTCGCAACCATCTTGGGTACTTTGCAATCTACCTTGACTGACTTCAAATACCTGAGGAAGATATGGAAGGACAACACAGAGGAAGAGCGTTTATTGGGCGTATCCTTGACTGGTATCATGGATCATCACGTGCTTTCAAAGAACGTAGACAGCAAGCGTTGGCTAGAAGAAATGCGGCAAGTAGCCGTAGATACAAACAAGAAGTTTGCGAACATGCTTGGAATACCTCAGAGTGCAGCAATCACCTGTGTAAAGCCATCGGGTACTGTATCTCAACTCGTGGACGCAGCTAGTGGTATTCACGCACGGCACAACGATTACTTCATTCGTACGGTTCGTGGCGACAACAAAGACCCGTTGACACAGTTCCTCATCGAAAGCGGCGTACACAACGAGCGTGACATGATGAAGCCGGACTCTACAACAGTCTTTAGCTTCCCAATGAAATCACCTGACGGTGCCGTAACTCGTACGCAGACTACTGCTATTGAACAGCTAGAACTGTGGAAGACATACGCGATTCACTGGTGTGAGCACAAACCGTCTATCACCGTGTCGGTTAAGGAACACGAGTGGATGGAAGTCGGTGCGTGGGTGTATGAGAACTTTGACGTGGCATCAGGTGTATCGTTCTTGCCGCACAGCGATCATACCTATCAGCAAGCCCCGTACCAAGACATTGAACCAGATGAATACTTGGAATGGAAGAAGCTGTACGAAGGTGTGGTTATCGACTGGAACAAGCTTTCTGAGTTTGAGAAGGAAGACAATACCAGCGGTTCTCGTGAACTTGCCTGTACTGCAGGTGTGTGTGAAGTTGTTGATTTAAATGCGGCGTAGTAATATACGCTACAAAGCATATAGCTGAGTATCAGGATGAGGAGAGTGCGGCATGACCTTTGACTCAAACAAATCATACGCTATTGGCGTATGGGACATGACATTCTATGTCATTGACACAGAAACAGATGAGCCTATGCGAAACAAGGATGGCACAGTGAAACTGTTTCGTTCTGACAATTATGACCTTTCATATCTGGCAGATGGCTTGGATGTGGATGATTTGAAAGAGGCAGAACCAATAGTTCACTTGTATAAAGGAGAGTTGATAAAATGACTGACAACTACGACAGCGGTTTTGACCTTGTGTTATCTGACTATGAACGCTATGATAGTTTTGAAGGCTTACCAAAAGAGGATGAAAGTGCCTAATCGCTTCGACCCAAATCCGTACACAGGAAAGCCTATGTACTACAAGGATAATCCTGATGCCGTAAAGCGTCGGGATTCCTTGCGTATGTATGTAAATGGTAAAGAAATATCTAAGAAAAGCCCTTTACATAAACCGGGAAAATACAAATCCTTAGATGATGCTTGGTCACATAGCGAGATTGAAAAGACGTACGAAGGGGAAGTATACTTGATTATGAACCCAGCGTGGCCTGAGTGGGTGAAGGTTGGTAAGGCGGCAATTGCAACCGACAGGTTATCCAACTACCAAACATCTTCACCCTTTCGGGACTACATCATAATTAAATCTGTAAAAACAGAGGACAGACATGCTACCGAAACCGACCTGCTAAATAAGTTTGAGGCTGAATCTGTCGAGCGTCGTGGCGAATGGTTTAAGATAAGTAAGGAGAAAGCAATTGAACTGCTGGCATTGTAAACACGAGTTGGTATGGGGTGCAGACCATGACATCGCGGAAGAAGACGAAGAATACTGCATGGAAACAAATTTGAGTTGCCCTAGCTGTGGTTCATTTGTTATGGTCTTCCTACCGAAAGAGGGTATCTATGATCCAAGTAAAAATAACACCTGAAATTATTCGTCGCGCCAAAAAGAAAGCCGCCTCTGTAGGTGTACTACAGGGCAGCATAACTGGTAGCCTATCTAATGTTGTCGGTGCTATTGGTGAAATTATCGTACAGGACTACACTGGCGGTATCGAAGCCAACAGCAAGGATTACGACCTATTGGTAGGAAACCGACGTGTTGACGTAAAGACTAAGCGGTGCAACACAACCCCTTCACCTAACTACGATTGTTCTGTGGCGGCACACGGTACGAAACAGGACTGTGATAGCTATGTCTTTGTCCGTATCCTTACCGACCACAGTAAGGCTTGGATATTGGGAGAGATACCTAAAGCAGACTATTACAAGAAGGCAATCAAATATCAGGTGGGTGATGTTGATCCTGCCAACGGCTTTGTTTTCAAAGCTGACTGTTACAACCTAGCAATACAAGAACTAGAGACTGTCAATGGCAAAGAAGCAGCATAAGGCTAACCTATTTCAATTTACAGCGTACTTAAATCAGGATGGGAATGTTGAGTTGGTTTGGGATGGTATACCACCGGATCAATTCGAAGCTACAATAAATAAAGGGATGCCAGAGTATGATGGTGCACACTCAATAGCATCCCTGTTAAGATATCTCAGATCGATGGGTGATGAAATGATGGAGAAATCCAGTCGGTTTATTTAGACTTTTTGTGTACCTTCTGTATTTCAAATCTTGCACGAGTAGAAGACCCCTTATGCCGTTTATATCCGGTTGAGGGGTTTTTCATTAGCTTATAACTGCCATCACGTTGTTTCATCCAGTGATAGCCTTTAGGAGCAGATACGTACTTAGTTGCCACGTTTCTTCCCCTTTGTTGCACCAGCAATCTTGTCTGCGTAGGTTACCTTATCATAAGGCGGGGCAAGCTTTGCAAACGAACCTTCTGCCATGCCCATCCGCTGTTGTGTAGGTGTAGGCCCAGACATGATGCCCATGCGGTTTTGATCCCGCTCTTGCATTTGCTGTTGGTTTTGGCTGGTGGACATCATTGCATTTCCACCCATCTGCATCTTCTTGCGGGACTTAGTTGCCTTACCGCCATACATCATAGGTTTACGGGTATTGCCACCATACATCATACCCTTGCGCTGACCGTTGTGATACTGTTTCATCATTTCACCTTTATGGAATTGCGTTAAATATAAATTCGTGACCGTAATCACTTACAACTTTTACAGGGTCTTTTGACCGTTCACGCCAGTTGTCGAAGCGTTCCATACCGATAACCATCAATTCAAAAAGTTCGTTTTCTTTTTGTGCTGGTAGTGGCTTTCCTGTAGCTATCATTTCCATAACTAACTCACCGACTTTTGGATTAGTGAGTGCCATCGAAAGTATGCTCATATTTTTACGGCGCATTTCCTGTAGTACGGCTTCAGTACCAACATACCGAAAGCTTACCACACCGCGATTGATAGCATAGAAGCGGCTGATGTAACTTTCGATAGAGAATTTGCGAGGGATGCCTGTCATGTTAAGTCCCTGCACACCCGCAAGCTTCTCGTTTGCTACAAACTGTACAATGCTTTCATACACATCATATGTTTTTTTACCGACTATGGATTTAACAACTTCTCTTTGGGCAGGATCGTTGAAGCCCATAATAGTCTTTAGCTGTTCGTCATCAAGATCAACCTCTGGAATCAATTTAGTCGGATTCGCAGGGTCTGGGGTGTGTACGCCTGTAAGCTTAAAGGCTTTCTTTTCTACCTCATCTACGATCAAAGCTTTTAGGATGGCGTTTATTTCATCGTCTGTACGACCTAGAAGCTTGAGATGCTGCTTGACCTCTGCTACCCGTGCAGTCCCGCCAGATATCAAAACCGACGCGGCATCCGCTGCATCTAATCGTCCAGCAGAAAACCGCTCTAGGTACTTGCGGCTGTCCTGAAGCCCGTTCTTTATTATGGTTGCTTCTTTGGTAACCCGTGCCGCTTCACGCTTAATTGCGCTGTTCATCTTTTCGACACCCGCATTGAAGATGTCTTCATTCAAAGAATCTGGGCTAAAGTCGGGGAACACATCGCGCATGATGCGTTGACTATCTATCATAGCAATTTCTTTGCCATCTTCTGTGAATCCGACAAATGCATTTTCAAGGGATGCTGCCTTGCGCCTGAATTCATTGAAGTCAATAGGCTTGCCAGATGTGACCGTATTAATCATCCATTCACGCATGTGAGCACCAAGCACCTCACGGAAAGCTTGACCTTCTGCGCTGTTGAGTGCAATACGATAGGTACCTGTAGTTGGATCTAGCTGACCGATACCTTCTGCCAAAGAACGCATCAATCTTGCTTGCTCTTCAGGTTTGGCATCCGCTACTTTGTCTAGATTTAACCAAGTTGTTGGGGCATTCTTGCCGTAGTCAATGCCAAGAGGATAGTCTACAGAATTGCCAACAGGCTTTCTTGCTTTTTTGTCTGACCAACCAAGCCACTTACTTAAATTTTCATCGTCGTAGAATCTGCGCTTGTATTCAGACCAACCTTCGTTTGCCCTTGCTAAGTATTCTCTAACTGAAGATGTACCTGTTGGTGACGCTTCATCTGCTACGTAAAGCTGATCTAGGGTTATGACTTGACCGTTTTCCAAACGAACAGAGAAGCTATCCATTGTTCCTTCCGCAATGTTTTCAAGATTTCTAATCTTTGCAGAAGCGGCTTCTGGTGCCTTAAATGCCATTTGGCCCAACGCATCAGTCAGTTCTTTTGCCTGAATAAACGTCATAGGCAGAACGCCTACATCGATGTCTTGGGCTGCTAAGTCTTTTCTGATCTGCATCGCAGCGAACAGGTTTCTAGGTATGCGTTTGTCATAGTCACCAGCAGCCTGTATTGCATCGTTTACCAAGTCATCTACAGATACGCCTTGTCTTTCAGCAACTGTACTTAAGAATCCGCCAGCAACATCATCCAAGAATGCAAAGGTTTTACTGCTTTGTGATCTAGATAAGGTTTTACCAGACATCTCAAGCAGAATGGTTATACCGTCGTCTGTCCCAAGAACATTGAACATTTCATCTAGAACAGGTCCAGCGTCAGTTGTAGGCGTACCTTGAATACGTTGGCCCGTCGAGGTAACAAACACTTCCGCGTCTAGCTTACGGTACGGCGCAGAAGCTATGTTACGTTCCCGTAAATTTGCGCTTTCAACAACTGCAGCTAGTGCATCCCCGGCAGTTTGTATTTGTCCGTTCTTTACAGGCGCACGTCCGGGACGTATGATTCTTCCGTCAGGCAGTACTTTTTCTACCTTGTTTTGTACATCTCCCTGTGTAGGCAACGCCCGTCCAATTTGATTAGCCTTTTGCTTGACTGCGTCTAAGAGGCTGGCGTCTGTTCGACGTACTTCGTTGCGGATAGCTTCTACACTTTTATTGTCTATTTGACTGATGTTGTGTTCAGCAAGATTGTCGAATGTGGTTCTCAAGTCTGCAACCGAACCGTCAGACAACGCTTGTAGGTTTTCTGATCCACCTAAAATCTGACCTTTTACATGCTTTTCATAGTTACGACCTAACACATCCAAGTCTGAATCTAACTGCCGGATCATGCCATCAGCATGTTTCAAAGCTGCATCTACAGTTTCATAAAGCTTGTTTACGGCAGTACCTTTTGTCTGTACGCCTTGTGCATTTGCAAGTGTTTGCAACGTAGTGCGAAGTTCTGCAGCAAACTTTTGTTGTAGTGCCAAGTTCTCTGTGAGGGCTTGAAAGTTACCACCAAACCCTGCAGCTTGAGGGCCGTTCATCTCTATTCGGTGACCTTCTTCGATTACCTGCAAAACCGACAAGCCCATCATACGAATTACAGATCTATTTAGTACTTCGGGATTTACGCCTACCTGTAGCAACTCCTGTTTCAAACCCTCAAAGTACTTCACACGAGTCAGAAGTGCTTCTTGGAAGTCCGGATCTAGATTCCTCATGTTCGTAAGAACCATGTCCGCTGCATCTAGTAGCTTTGCATCTGAGGCTTTTTCTAGGTTGAACTTTTTAAGAAGTGTCTTTGCCTCGTTGCGTCCACGAAGTAAGCTGTAACCTATACCCCCCAGCACACCTACAAATTCGCCAAGAGCGGGATCTCCACCGTATATTTCAAATGCTTGATTTGCAGCTACAGAACCTATAACTATGTACTTGTCCTGTTTAGCAGCTTCCCGCATAAACTTTGGAACTTCTGATTGTGCAACGATGGAACGCAATTCGGTATTCGTTACATCTAGTTTCCGATCTACCTCTGCTAGTCTTTCAAGTTCACTAGGGTTTAAGTCTCTACCCTCGCTCCGTGCACGATCAATAATGCCGTTTTTTTGTCCTTGTAAGTTCGTTCTGTATCTTGTCATGTTACGAACTTCTATACGATTGTCTGCAGCTAACGCGGCATCTGTAAGCTGCATACCTGCTCTAAACCGACTACTTACACGAATACCGTTGATAAATGCAATTGGTTTAGCTGCTATTTTAGCAACACCACCAAGAAGTTTAACATCGTACAGTTCCTGTGATAGTCCAGCTACATCTTTACCGAACATCTGAGACTTACGAATGTCGATGTACTTTTGCATAACAGCTTCTGGGGATTCATTTGGGAAACGCTTTGTGTAATCGTCTGACCAGTTCTTGAACATACGGGCTTCATTAGCACCGCCGAAACCTATACCAGCTACATCAAACCCTCTTTTTAGAAGGGTTCCTGTCTTAGTTGGTCCAACCACTTCAGCCGTAGTGGCTACGGCCTGAGTTCCTATGCCAGAAAACCTCCGGGCAATAGCTTCAGCTACTGGATAAGAAACATCTAAGCCAAGCTGCGTGTATCTATCTTGTACTGCCGCCGCCATGCGTGGAAAGTATCTGTCAAAGAAGCGTTGACGATCAACAGAATCACCTAGATCAAAACCTTCTGTATCCATATCCTCAGATATGGCGTCGTAGGCTTCACCCAGAACATATGCGCCAGCTTCAAACGGAAACTTGACTACTTCATTCGTTAAACCGACTAGTTTTGATGCATCACCAAAACCGACCCCACCGAATTGTGGAAGATTTACGCTGTGGGATACGATCCCAGCGATTGTACGGTCATCTTTGACACCTTGATTTCTTAGGAAAGTTACAAACTGATTGGCAAAAATTGCACGGTTGGTTTCATCATCTACGCCCGTGTTTATCATATATCTGTAGTTTTCTTCATCAGAAACCATAGGAATAGCCGCAAGCTTATCCCGAATATTTTCTGGAGTACTGGTGAGATCTTCTACTAGTTTATCATAAGGTAGTGGAACAGTCTGAACGTTATCGCCTACTTGATATGAAAGACTCGTTGCTTTTCCCTGATCTAAGATGTTTAGTCTTGTTTCATAGTCGTCTGCAGAGGTAAACGCAAACCGTTCGCCAGTTTTTGACTCAGCGTAGTTTGCTTCCATCACGTCTTGTTTTTTTAAGTCCAAATCTCGTACAGAAACAATTTGTGTGATTTTTGTTTCATCCAAAACTGGACGACGACGCTTAACTACAGCCTTTGCACCCAAGAATGGTTCACCGTATTCGTATTCAATCTTGAGTGGGTCTGGATCTAGGGCAGGTTCTTGTGATATTTCTTTGCCTAAACCAAACGGTGCAAGGAAAGGAAAGTCCTCACCTCGTGGATCAGCTTCGCCTGACGGTAGAGGTGCGTATGTTTTTCTAGGCACTTGAAGCTGGTCGGTTTGCTCCTTCGCCTCTCCTAAAAGACTTACAGTAGGATTGGTAGTTTTAGCAACCTTTTTAGCTACATCTTCAAACAGTGAAAACCCGTCTTGTGGCATATTAACTCCCGCGTATTCCGGCTACGGTGGCCTTATACAATGGTGAATTTTTAATTTCGTCAGTAAGTTCGGTTACGGCAGGTTGTTTTCTAAGACTCAAAGCACGATTGTATGCTTTCAGTAGATCAGCCTCACTCATGTTTGCAGCCGCGTTTTCGCCTGTTGCCAGTGCTTTATTAAGTTTGTTTGTTGCATAGCTGATAGCTGCATCGACACTGGTGTACGGTTGTGCTATGACATCTGCACGGGTCATAAAGTCGTCAGCAATAGCAACCGCTGCATTATCAAGAACGTTAGGTGAACTCAGGTAAGTTGCACGTATACGTATGTCTTTTAGCATATCCCGTGCTGCAAATAAAGCAGCTTTTTGTGATTTCTGGCTGGCAAAAGTTCCCTGACGTAGTGAGCCTAATATCAAAGCCACGTCTTGGTCAGAGATTGTACGTCCGCCTGTGCCGCCCTGAATAGCTGCAGCAAGTTCGTAGGCAAGAACCGTGATGTGGAATTCACGAGCCGCAAGAAGTCTTTTTTCAGCACTGTCAGCTTCGTTGATTGCTTTTGCAACTTGTGCTGCGTCTTTCCTCAGTTCCTGTACAGCCGCTGGGCTAAACATGTCAACGGCGTTACCTGCAGTAGATAACAGGCTATTTACAAAAGTGTTAGCTACTTCAGTTTCGTCTAAGTTTGTAGGATCATCACCCGTAACAAACTTTACTAGACGGTTTTTAAATTCTCCTGATAAGTACTGGATACCTTCTACTGTTAAGAGAGCATTTGCAAATGCAGTACTAGGTAAATCACTACCATCTACAGGATTAACAAAAGTTCTAAGGGCGTTTACGATTACAGCATCCGCACGGTTAGTTGAATCGACCACACCTTTGTAGTCTAGTCTACGTTGCTGGCCTTGCGAGGTGTTGTTCAAACCATACTTTTCTTGTAGCAAGCCTGTTTGATATGCCCCTGTGACAGACATAAATCCTCTGACTGTTGTGATTATGTCTTCAGTATCACCGCCGCCTATAGCTACTGCCTGATTAGCTATTCTTCTTTTTGCATCTGAATCTAAAGCGATTAAAACTGAATCTGAATCGGGATCAGACGCATTTACTGTTGCAATAAACGCATCTAACTCAGTAACAGGAGGTACAACCTGTTTAGGAGGCTCGTTAGGCTTATCTTGCACGGTTTTACCCGGTACAATTATGTTGTTAGCCATTGTTTTCAGAGCGTCTAATGAAGGTTGGTTCTCAGAAGGAATAGGGTTACCGTTGGGATCTTTAGAAATTTCGCCCGTAACGTAGTTTACCTTATCCTTAATTAACCTACCTAAAAATCTTTCAGCCTTAACTTTATCGCCTGTTGCTGAAAGTAGTGTAGGATACAAAACCGACTCAACGAAAGGCTTATATTCTGGACCAGCGACCTTACCTACAATCAGGTTACCAATATCATTTCCTGCTGGATCAGTGACGGGTTCATCGACAACAACGACTGCGCTGTCAGGGTGCTGCTGTCCTAAAGTAACTTGAAGCTGTTGTTTCTTGTCTTCGTTTCCTTGCAGATCTATAGATCTAAGATACTCGTTCATGCCGTTTACAGCAAGCATAGAACCAAAACCCTGATTCAAAGCTGCATTACGTGCAGACGTAGTCAAGTTTATAGACACTTGACCCTCTTGCATCGTAGTGGGTTTCAAGTAATTAATAAGTACAGGCCCAAAATTTCTAACGTATTCTGCAGCTATTTCTGGTTTAGAATTTATGTATTCTAGGTTAGGGAATGTATTTGAATGAATAGCTGTTAGCTTTTCTATTTCAGATTGTTCATCCTTTGCACCTATAATAGTACCGTTTGGCATTTCCATGTGTACAGTATACTTGGACAAATCCATAGCTTTAGAAGCTGCTGCATTTTCCTTTTTTGCACTGAATGAAGAATAGTCGGTTTTCGGTGTTATAGTTTTACCGTCTGCACTGATTGTTACGAGACGTTGTTGAGTAGCCCGTGCTCTATCTTTATTGGTAAACTCATCATCTGTATCTAATATTTCAGTTCCGTCATCTAAGATGTACTGAGTTGCAGTGGAAGTTCTGAGATCTGTAGAGATTTCAGTTACAAGACGATCCCCAACAAATCTACCTTTTCTGATGTCGGCTTCCGGATAGCCCTCACCTATAAAGAAGTTAGGGTCTTTTCTTTTTATAATAACATCTCTGCCGCTAGGAGATTTGCCATAAACAAAGGAGTATTCGTCGCCCGTTTCTTTTTCAGGTTCTTGATAGTCCTTGTCGGATCTGCTTTCCAAATTTCCGTTTATAAACTTATCTGTAACATGACGAATAGGAAGCCCATCTCTACGCGATATGCGTACAGCCTCTGCTTCTGAATCCACTTTTTTGCCACCGATATAAAAGCTGTCACGGAATTCAACTCTATCTGGTCCTTTTAAGGCGGCAAGGGTTTCTTTATTTATGTAGTCGTATTTGCCATCTACCGATTGACCGATAAACGGAAACTGAGCAGATCCCAATTTTAGTTGGTTTACCGATGGTCCCATAGCTGCAGCAGCTTGGGCACGGGTCATAGGTGTTCCGTTAATATTGAAAATATCTTCAATCTTAGAATCACCCTCGTAGTCTTTAAAACCACTCTTATAGTTGCCTGTTTGAATGATTTTAGAACCTTGAGGCAATCTAAACGGGCTACCGATAGAATGCATACCTAGTGCACCGTCTTGTGTTTTATAAACGTATCGGGGGGTGTTTTCGTCTACGCGAACCCTCTCTGCTTCTGCCGCCTCTGCAGTAGCAGCTTTAGCTTCTTTTTCTTCTATTCTTTTAAGTTCTTCGCGTTCACGATCACTTTTTGCTTTTACGCCACCTGCATACGTAGCAAGAAGCAAAAGTTTATCCAAGCCCATACTCATCGTGCGGTTTCCTCTACATCAAGAAATGATTCAGACGGTTCAACCACAATAGCCGTGTAGTCGCCCTTTGTCTTTTCTATAAAATCATCTACCTGCATACGTTGCTGTCGGTTTATTTCCTCGTTCATCTTCAGGTACATTTCAGGGTTACGTTGTTTCATAATCCTGAAGAAACCGACATCGTCTACCTGACCTTCTTCTGGTGGTTCACGGAACATCACAGGTTCGAAGCCTTCTTCTAGAGCCATACTAAATAAGAACACACCGATTGCAGGTTTGATTAGTTCTGCAACATCAGGATTGTAATAGCCGCCCATAAATCCCTTGAAAGATACCTGATTAACAAGTTCCTCGACAGTGATACCTGCAAGCATCATCTTTAGGAGATCTTCGCGGGTATTGTCGTCTTGTAATTTTTGAGTTATGTAATCGATGGCATCATCTGGATCTGCGTAGACAGGGGGTCTTTCCCACGGCCACCTTCCCGGTTCGTCGGTTAGCGAGTGTCCGGGTGGTGCAGCGAGAGGTGTAATCTTATCTCTAGCCATATTTGTTAATCCTTATCAATGCCTTTTGTATACGGTGATGTTCGTGTGGCTGTTCGTCTGACACTAACCTTACCAATAGTCGTGGAACCGACGGGCTGCACTTGTGCAAGTATCCGTTTAGGTACACGTGTCTCTAAGCGTTTAGCTAAAAACTTCAATAGGTCTGGGTTGGAAAGAGATGCTTGCACGAGGCCGTTTCGTCCGACTGGCAACGCTGAAAAATCTGTGTCTGTACGAATACGATTAGGTGATACCATATCATAGTCTGGTAGTTGGCGCATATCCCGAAACATGTCATTCTTTTTGGTTTCGGTTTTTGTAGGTTTTCCTGTGCTGCCACTAGCCAGATTACTTATACCTGTTGTTACCCAACCCGGAACGTACTTGTTCACCGTCGATTGTAAGCTAGAACCTTGATATGGATCTATGTCCAAAAAATTCATAGCTGCACCTGTTACACTACTTGCTAGGGATTGATCTTTACCAAACGTTTCAAATTCGTTGCTTGCAGTTGTTTCCCCACCAAAATATGTTTTGGCTGCACTTCCAACTAAGGCAGCAGCACCGTAAGCTATCCAATTAGTTGCCATCGTGTCTCTTTCCTTATGAGAATATGTTATCTATCGTGGTAACGATCAAGTAGTCTTCAAACTTGTCTTCGTACATATCTTTGTTTGCTGCAATTGCTGCAGATTGCATAGCTGCGTTGTGTGCACGATCCTTTGCGTTTTCAGAAACCTTCATGTTCCAAGATGCTTGATCGCGGTACGCTTGCCAAATGTTATTCATTGCATTTTGCTGAATACCCAACAGGCTGAGTATGTTCTGTCGATTTGCGTCGTTTAGTGCAGCAGTATTTGCCGTGTTGATGTTTCTGCGCCACGTTGCATTACTTTGATCAATTTGCATCCGCATGTTTGCGTTAAATTGATCGCGGGTTGTTTCCATTTGGGCGTTGAACTCATCAACAGCAACTTTGGTATTGATGTTAAATTGTTCTAAACTTGCAACACGATTTAAACTTGTGTTCGTGATAGACGATGCAAGTTCCTCGTAGAACATGTTTACTTCGTTTTGTGACTTTGCATTGAACTGCCGTGCAGCGTTTTCAGCGGCAGTATCAGAAAGAAGCGCAGACACCTTACTTTGGTAGGTTATTGTATTTGATTTTTGTTCATTATCTAAATTTGCAAGGTCGAGAGAAAGAAATGCCTTTGCATTGTTTACAGCTGCTACTTGTCGGTTGTTCAGGTTAGCCATATCCATTGCAGCCATAGTTGCGGCGTTTTGCAAGGTTGCTTCTTGTTCGTTGGACAGGTTTTTAAGTTGAATGGTCGCGTATTTATTAGCGTCTGATTCGGCAATAGGGATACCAGATTCGATAACGGCTTGTACCATAGCTGCAGAAGCCATAGAACTTGTGCCCAAACCTCGTGCGTTCATCAAGCCTGATACTTTTCGAACAGCAGGAGAAGCCCACGGGGGCATAGGTTTGCCAGCACTGACGCTTGCCATCAACTGTGCTAGTTGGTATTGAGTTGTGGCTCTTTGGTCTAATTCCGCTGTTGCTGCTGTAGCCAAACTAGCGGGAGAAACCGACCCTTGAGCGGCAGTCATAATGGTGTTATTTGACAGGTTACCTTGTGCCGCTTTTGCTTCACCTACTTTTGGTTCGGCTTGTGCTGATCTGTACTCTTCTGCTGGCGTTACAGTAGGTGGAGATTGAACAAACTTTGTCCCATCTACCACTGCAGGTTTAGCAACAGTAGGTGCGCCGATTGTTTTTTGAGACGCATCGAGGAGTTCGTCTTTTTTTACTTGTTGAAGAACAGGAGTGATTTCTTGTTCTGGTTCCAACGATGCTTGAGTTGCCTGTTCAAGCATCTTTTGCTTTGCTTCTTCCTCTGTAGCAGGTACATCTCTTTCATCTTGTGCCATACTTAATCCCTACTCAATACTTTATCTAGCTTATCTTCTACCCGATGCAAAGCGTCCATAACCTTATTCATGTCGTCGCGCAGTTCCATGCGAGTTGCATAGTCTTCGCGTGTCCTGTTGATAAGGATACTCAGTCGCTTTTGCTCTTTGTTTTGTTCAGACAAGAACCAAGCCACTCCTGCTAATACTATGCCTAGCAGCACATCTATCAAGTTGGTGACTTCCATCAGATTGCATCAGGCCAGTCATTGATTGGTGCGTTACCCGTTGGATTACCGTCTGCATCTACAGGTGTATCAAACAAGGCAATGAAGGCATCCAAGTCTGCTGCTCCATCGATTGCAGTTTCGATTGTGTTGCTTGCAGCGCGGACATCGGTGCGGTATTGGCTAATATTTGCAGGGACTGAGTAAGCCGCTACTTCAGCAGCCTTAACAACGTGCCAGTCGGTTGGTGCAAGCAAGCCACCTGCCTGTTCTTTTGTACGTGCTTTGTGAATTGACTTGAGGCCAAGCGTAACCACTTGGTTTCCCTCAGAATCCAAAAGGGGATCACCGTTTTCATCGACTTCGTTGGTGTCAGTGAGGGAACGTGGTATCAACGTACCGTCTGCTTGGCGTCCCCAATAAAACCGACTATCGAAGGGTGCTTCGTTTGCAGGTGGCTCTTCCCACACGATATTGTAACGTGTTTTTGTTTCGGCAGAGTAGCGCATCCACACTGCCGGATGCAACCGACCCGTTGAGTCTGTCCAAGCCTTTCCCGGCTTTAAGGTTTGTAGTCCATGTTTCCATGCCATCGTCTTATCTCCTATCGTGCGTTGGCGTATTTAAATGGGGCTTCGGCAAAAGCGAGGTAGATGAATGTGTCACCATTCTGGTTCATCTGCGCCTGACTACTGCGTATCTTGAAACCGTTAGATGTAAAATCTACAAATGGTGTTAATGATGACGAACCAGTAACTTCAGCGGCAGATGTATTCGCAACAAGCCCCTTGTCAACGGCATTGTAAGTGTTTCTGGTATTGTCAATTATAGTCCATTGGCTACCGTTTGTAGACATCTTAGTCATAACCCACGCAGGTCTAAACCCAGTGTACACAAACGGCCCATCTGCGGAACCGTTGCCGACATAGGTGTCGACCTTGCTGTAGCCGGGAACGCTTTTGAAAACATACGCTACGTAATCATCTGGGGTTCCATTCACCCTCCCAATACCAACACCGCCGTTTTTCAACGTAATTGTTGACGTACCTAATTGTTGATATCCAGTAGTTGGTGAAAATTCAGCCGCAGTAGTGTCCAAATTTAATGATGTTCCGCTAGTAAACCCACTCCAGCACACATCCCAATTTGTTCCACTATCCCTATTCTTTACAATAGAAAATTCTGGGTCTGTAAGTCCGTGACCAACGGTTGCCCCATCCGTATTATTACCGACCCAAGTGACAATACTAAACCCAGCATCCTGATTAGCCGATACCTGTGAATCAATCGTGCCATCCTCATTGAGAACTGCTGTGCCGCCAGCTTTCCAGTTCCAAGCGACGTGGGCATCTGTATAATAATTGTAGCTACGATTTGTTGCATCTGCGCCAAGAGTAAATCCATCCGCATCAAAACTTGTTAAAGCATCTGTTTGCGCTGACTCTGCGGCAGTTGAGGCTGGGCGTAGTTGTGCATTAACACCACGAACACTGTCCGTGACTGAAGGTTCTTGTACTCCGGCTCTACGCTTAACAAAAACCCAATCAGGCTGAAACCCTACACCAGTGATACTTTGCGTTGCACCTGTGCCAGTATACAGCACCGTATTAAAGTTCTGGTCACTCGTTGTGTCGCTGTTCGGGCCGATGGCTGGTTCTGGTAGGTTGGCTGAACACATCGCCAAGAAGCCGGATGGTACTGCGTACTTGAAGTCACCGTAGCCGTTTTCATCAGCATTGCCGCCAGCAGTGGTTGCGCCAGCAAAGGTGCTATCTTGACCAAAATTAATAGTTTTTGTTGTATTGGCATTTTGGCCCCACCCTGCTTGCCAAGCAAACTTATAATCATCGTCAGCAATATCTGATGATGTGTAAGTTGATGAAGGGTTTGTGCCGTTTGCAGGGTCGCCAGCACCAGAGCCAACATCTACCCATTCGCCATTAATTGACCACCAAACTTTTCTATTATCAAAATCAACAGCACATCCAATTATATCGCCTGTTGTTGGTGCTCTTGCTCCAGACCACAAACCTGAATATGCAACAGAACTACTGGAATTATTGGTTTCACCAAAATCTAAAATTAAAACATTGCTTCCAGTAAAATAACCAAAACCAGTGGTAACACCTTCAAAATCATTACCACCTGTCATAGTTGTTAAGCTATCTCTTGCTATCCAACCAATATACCAAGAAGGATAACCTTCACTGTTAATATAAGTTTCTGTGTACCACTTACCACTTTGTACACCCATTGTTCCTGACATTTGGGCATAGTTACTAGCACCAGTGTCCATCTTCAAATTACCTTCACTAAGGTTATAAAGGGACTGTGCATTGCCCTTTTCTTGAAGACTATTCATTGTAGGGAAGTTATTAGTCGGGCTTTCACCGGACATCACATCGCTTGCGGCTAGGTTGTTGGCAGTAAAGTCATTGGTGTTGCCAGATAGGTCATCGCCTATTGCCGCACTGTCTGCGAATGACAGGTAGAAGCCGTTAGTATCATATGCGCCATCTGCTGTGTCGTATGCTTTTGGAACCCAGATGCCGTTGATGGTTTCGCCAAAGCTGGTAGCGTCTAGGGCAGTGCCGTCAATCATATTAATTTCAGCCATATACCCATCAAAGTATCTGCCGAAATCTACAAACGAGCCTATTCTATGCTCAGTGTTAGAATTAACGTCTGTGACTAAATTTAGAGATGGATAAGACGCTGATGAAAACGATGTAACTTGTTCACCGTTAATATATATTTTAACTCTATCTGTGCTTGTTGCTTGTGTCGTGTCTACAGACAAAACAAGATGATACCAACTAGATACATCTCTGAAAACTTGATTAGTTTGTATAGCATAATTTGAGCCGCCACCGGAAATCTGAATCCTAAGTGCATCAGAATCTAATCTTATAAAGTTATAATTTCCAGCACTTCTGTCATTAACAGAAAAAAGAGTTGAGTATGTTAGACCTGTATTAGCAACTTTAAACCAGACACTATAGGTAAAAATTTGACGATCACCATCAGAAGATGGTGTGCGGTTTAGATACGCACTATCGCCATCATTAAACCGCAGAGACTGGTCAATCGCATGACTACCTAAGATTCCACCACCAGCTAACGCTCCGCCGGGATCACCCGCACCGCCTAGCCCAGCACCATTTGCTTGAAGAATGCTCATATTATGTTAATGCCCCTGATACAGAAACCAAAACTCTATTGTCGCCCGTTGCGGCCTTTACAAAGTAGGCTAGGTGATATACACCAGCGGTAGACAAGCTGGTTAACGCATCTGCGTTAATAGCTACCATAGCGTTGGCAGAAATTGTGCCGCCGCCAGTAGTTAAGAAGATGTTACCCGATTGACCAGCTACAGTGTTAGTAAAGGTGAGTTCATCGTCGCCTGTTGTAGTAGCTTGGAAGTTGGTGTTGTCAGCCAGATCAAACGTGATGACGTTGGTGCTTGGTGAGTCGGTTGTGATGGCATTGGTTCCGTCTGAACTCAAAGCACGTCCTGTTACCGTTACACCTGCAGCATCAATCTCTACTACAGTAGATGAAGTATCTTGTATTTTGATACTACCTACGCTACTCAAATTGTCTATGATGCTATCTGTACCGTCGTGATAAATTTCTAGGTCGGTTCCTGCGCCAAGTTGAATTTTATCACTATCTCCACCTACAAAACCGTCGGATGTAACAGATCCTGTAATGCTGATATTGCCTGTACCAGTAATATCGTTGCTGTTAAGATCAAGACCGCCGCCAAGCTGTGGTGTAGTATCGTTTACAACATCCGTGCTTATTCCAGAAGTTATATCGTCATTAAATCCTGAAAGATTAATGTTTGCTTTTGTCAGCTTTCTTTGATCACCAAGTGAATCTACTACAACAAAGAAATCACCGTCTGTATCGTTTACTGATGTAGTTAATTCATCTAGGTCGAGAGAAAGTGTGTGCCCAATATTTTCACCGGATGTAGCACCTGTAGATGCTAAACCTGTTCCGGCTGTGATATCAGATACGTAGTCGCCTGTTGTATCCGTACCCAAAGCAACTGAGTTGGCTTGAATTGTAGCTGTGCCTGTTACGTTGCCTGAACCATCAAATGAGGCAGATGTCCATACCACATCGCCTGTCATTCCAATTGTGCGGCCTGTTGCAAGGGTGGTAGCCGTATCGGCGTTACCAGTTACGTTACCCGTGACGTTACCAGTAACATTACCTGTTACGTTGCCCGTTACGTTACCTGTGAGGGCGGCTGTTACTGTCCCTGCAGAAAAGTTACCACTTGCATCTCTAAATACGATGGTGCTTGCTGTGTTGGCGTCGGTTGCATTAGATGTTACAGTAAACGTAGCACCTTCAGCATTTGCCGATCCGCTGATACCATTACCGGATGTAGCAGCTTGTTCAACGTAAGAACCTGTTGTTTTGGTTCCAAGTGCAACAGAGTTTGCTGCAACCTGTGTCGCCGTAACAGAATTAGCCGCCAAACCACTAGATGTGATAGGCGGTCCCTCTCCTGTTGTTCCATCGTGGCTATGACCTGTGGAAGCATTGAACGCAGCTACAATTGCGTCGAACTCACCATCCAAGTCAGCAGCGTTAATAACGTTACCATCCGCAATGTTGTTTGGGGTATCGTTACGAGTATATCCTGTACCCATATCTATTATCTCCTTCCATAGAGTCCGTATTGTATGGACGCGGAGTCTATGGTAAATGTCGAGTCGGTTGTTTGACCTAGTGTTTCGTATAGGATTGATACGGTAAATCCTGAACCCGTTACTGGCTCATCGTAAATGTATCGGGCTTTGTTGCCGTACGAAGATGTGCCATATACACCTGCACCATAAACAACGGAACTTGCACTTGCGTTGTTTAGGGTAACTGGTAGTGGTTGCACCGAACCTGTCTGGTCGAAGTCGTATTTAATTGACATCTGCAGTTCAAATGCACCGTCTGCATCGATGTAACTTGTGTTACGGAATACTGTCTTTCTCAAGTTAGGATCTTGGAGCGGAACGTACGGGGTTGCAAATGTTGCTGTGATGTTCGTTCCATCGAAAGTATTACCTTGTTCCATCCGATACACGTAATCTAATTCGTTTGCAAAGTATATATATTCTGCGTTTCCATCGTATTCACTAAAAGCAACGTATGCTTTGAACCCACGAAGATCGTTCCACGATATACCTTCTTGTAGTTGCGTCCCAGCAATCGACTTTGCTCCCGAAGTCTGGTAAGTCGCGTTGTACCCAAAGATACGATACTGGCTTTTTTCTCTGATAACTACGCTGCTAAAAGAAGAACTGCTAGATATAAGATCTAACATTTCTGTTTGGATAGGCTTCGATATTACTCCTAGTGCAAAGTCACCCACACGATCCGTAGCTGAAAAAGTACGCAAACCGTCTGGGCCTAAAAATATAATGTCACCGCCAATTTCCTGAATTGTATCCGCTGCGACACACCCTAAGTCTCTTGATACGGGCTGAAGGGTGAAGTCTGCAACACTGCTACCAACTAACCTGTTTATCTTATTTTCACTAAAGATAATTAGTTGTTCACGAAATACAATTAAGCCAGTTATATTATCAGCTACGTTTATTATACCACCACCAGACGCACTTGTAAAGTCTGTATCGCTATATGGTGCAGAAAAAATAAGATTTTTACCATTTCCAAGAAAAATATGATTCTTAAAATTGACTATGTGCGTACATCCTAGCGTATCGTTAGGCAGTCCGGTTTCTTCTTGAAATACAAGATTGTTGAAGGTAAACGGCTTATTTCCAGAGTCCCCGTCCACAATCATAAGTTTTTCAGTGCCACCAAAATCGTACTTTAAAAATCTTACTTTACTAGATCCAGAACCTATGTTGACGCCCGTACTACTAAATGTAGCGTTGTCAGTTATTTCAGTCCAACCTGTACCAGCAGATCTGAATATACCATCTCCCCGTGCAGCGTACACATTTCCGCCGTACCTTTGTAATCCTCTTATAACCCCGGAGTTTGGTACAGGATCACTGTCGTGCTTTTCAAATCCTTCGATTCTACGATACCCACCAAAAACCGACGGTTCAAAGTTTCTTAGTATTCGTGCACTTCCGGGTGCTGTAATACCATGCTGCAGTTGAGACAGATTGGTTATCAGGCCACCCTTCAGTTCGAATATGTTGGTATTCCAACGATCTGGCATCTAAACCGCCCTTGCGTAAATATTCTCGTTTACGTTTTGTACACGCATACGCTTCATACCGTCTTCAAACTTACGAAATGATAGCTGTGCAGATTCTAGGTTGTCGCGGAACATGTATGCGTAATACATTCCGCCATCTACAATTACATGTCGGTAACGGAAAGGGATGGTAGGTACGTCAGTGTCGTTTACCAAATCTGCAGGATACATATAATATTCATACTTTACGGAATATGCTGCATCTGGAATAGGTGCAAAAATGATGTCGGTATCTTGTGCACGAACAACGTATTCTGGTGCACTGCCTTGTGATGCTGCTTTGTATTCATCGTCGATATATCTAGAGACGTATTCATCGTAAGAAAGCTGACTTAGTTTACGTGCATTTTCAACGAGGGGTGTTGTACTACGTTCCAAGCGCACTGTATCAAAATCCACATACTTTGCGTTAGTTGGCAAAGGATACCGCATCTGACCTGCTGTCATAGTTATCGTATCATAGTTATGATTGAAAGGCCAAGCAAAATGAGACTGGTTAACATCACGAATTGCAGCGTTTACAGAGTCCTTTAACTGTCCGTATACACCAGTAGCAGTAGAAAAGTTTGCCGATGTCAGTTCTGTTTCGTTCAACCGACGGGCAATATCATTCGTTAGTCCCAAGAAATCGTATGCCATTTAATTTTTCTCCACTACGCGAAGCCGTGCTTCCTGTTCGAACACAGTCGAGATGCTGGTAGTCATACGGCAGATAATGTTGTATTCCTGAAAATTGGTTCCCAAACCTAAGTACAAAGTAGCTACCGTGTCGGTGTTTGTGTTTGTTACGTGCTGAAGTCCGTTGACAATATCGCCTTGTGCAAAAGTAATAAACGAACTTGTTGTTGCATCGTAGATCTTCCAAGCGACACTGCTAATAGTGTGTGTTTCTAAAATGTTGGTCCAGTCGATAGAATAATCTACCTGATCATCTGGATCTTTATCTTGCCACTTGATAGACATTGTTATGCAACCCTTCTTGCTTGTGATGGGGTTAGTATGAATGTTCGAACTTTACTATATCCAAGTACAGGAATGACTAAGTTTACGCCTGTGTACGTTCCTGCCCCGATAGATCCTGTCATACCAACAGATGTAACACGGTGTGTATTTGAGAAGGTAAGGCTACCAATTGAACCTGTAGCACTGACGCTAATCAAACCTTCATCTGGATTTTCAAATACGGTATTAACAGAGCCTGTTGCAGATACACCGACAAGGATGGTTCCCGGATTAGCACGTACGCTTCCTACGCTTCCAGTTGCCGATACACCATCTATCTGCGTGGATGTCGATGGACCTTTAGGTATGACTCCGCCAGTTTCAGCCGTAGCGGACACACCAACAAGGCGTTCAGATATGTCGATTTCAAATCCGTTGACAGCTACGGTTTGAACTTGGCCTGTGCCCTCGACTCCGCCGACTACTTGCGAAGGCGACGTGATACCGTAAGATGCAGCACCGTATTGTCCGGTGCCATATAGGGCATCTGCAGTATCAAACGTAGCCATGTTTAGGCTATCCGAATAACAGCGTTACTTGCGTCGGCTGCAGGGAATTCAATAGTCAAGTCACCTGCTGAAGCACTAACTGTGCCGCCAAAGTCGATTACAGCAATTGCTGCGTTACTTGCGGCAGTGTTGTAGATGATACAGCCATCAGCAGACAAGGTTACGTTGCTGAATACTTCGTCTGTAAAGTCAACGATTGCAGTAGTACCATCTGTTGAGATGGTTGCACCGTCAAGAACTTGACCACCAGCAGTGTATCCAGTCCCCGTTGCTTCGTCAGAGTTGCCTGTTACATCTGAATAGTTGGTTGTTGCTGCACCGTAAGTTCCGGTAGGGGAAGCTTTGATCAGTGCAAGTTTAAGAGAGTCTGTGTCGAGGTCGTGCGTACCGCCCAAAAGTTCAGACTTGAACGACGTGCACATCGCGGTTGTGATTGCCATTGGGTTACTCCTTTAGGGCAGTTTAGAGAGAAGTCTCAAAGAACTCCTCAAGAGATATTGAAATATTTACAGAACTATTTGCGCTTGCAAGTCCGCGCAGTTTGTCGCCGCCAATCAAATACAGAGGATAGTCGGTTATTTGCAATAGAGAGTTTGCTGGAAGTTCGACAGTTTCAGCAAGGGTGTAATAGGTTGTGCTTGCTGCGTCGTACCAGTCGAGACTGAATGTAACCGACGAACTAGAGGCATTGTTGATATAGATGCTGTTTACGTCAGTTGTAAAGCGTGTCGGTACGGTATAGATATCTTGATTGCTTGTGGTAAGTTCTAAAGCAAGGGTGCGTTTTTTACGTTCTGCCATCCCTACACTCCGTTGGTCAAATCATAAAAAATAAGGGAGCCGATAGCTGAACCTGCAGGTGTACCTGTTACGGCAGTACGAATACCAACCGTCATAATATCGCTTGTGCCACCTATTGTTCTACCAAGCTGCAAACTAAA